ACCTGGTCAATCACCTCTCGATTAATTAAGATCTTGCGCCCCATTTTTAAGTGATGAATTTTTCCTGAGTTAATAAGGTGCAGCGTTCTTTTGTAGTTCGCTGTATCATCACTTCCAAACAGCCTCTCAGCTGCCTGGGCTACTGTTAACAGATTTCCATTAGACATTATGAAAACCCCCTATAGCCGTCATCACCTTGTGTGTTCTCAGCTGGTGCTGATGTATCGACAGAAATTTTTTCTCGTATGTGCGATGGGCTGCTGTAGTCGTTTGGATACAATGTCATGCGCCCAGCAACGGGCATAGCTTTCCAATCTGGCTTACCCTCGCTTGTGACATCGTTAGTGCGCTCTGTGATCGTTACAGAGATCTGACAACCGGATGCCTGGAACTGTCGAAACAACTCCTCACATTGTGCGCGTTGCTCATCCGTCATTGGATCGTAGCGATTGTTTGTATCACTCCAAGGCGTTGCAAAATTTATCCATGCAGTTAATCGATAATTTTTGTCACCACTCAATCCCATTTTGAATTGGTGGTTAGACTTACTAAAGTGCGGCATTTTATTTCCTGACTCCTTCGTTGATTTGTTCAAAGCGTATCTTGCTGTACGCTATTACTTCGTCTGCCAGGTTGCCGCCATGTGTTTTCAGTGCCTCAAATTCTTTTTTATAATCCCTAGCTATTCTTTCTAGCTGCCAGGGTTCTATTGCTTTTTCTAATGCTTCTTTCATTCGATCAGCCCAGATCCTAAGATCTCGATCTGATGGTTTGTCAGTTGTTTCATTACGCTCTGCGCGCACAGCGTCATCGTGTTCTTTTTCTTTATCCAGATCTACAGCTTGTGCATCGATAATTTTTTCTTTGTTTTTAGCGATTGTAATTTCATCAACACTAGCCATCTTGCCACCATGTAGCCCTAGCGCTGCCAGAGCGCGCCCCCAAGCGCTTGTTTGTGCATTTTCTATTGCTGATGTCTTGTTAACGCCATGACCCCGTATCTCTTCTGCTAGCCCGTCTGAAACGATAAAACCATTTCGATCAGTTATCGTTGCGCGCATCAATACACGGTTTCCATTATCCTCTAAAATCTCAGAGGTAATGCTCCAATCAGTTCCAGCAAATTTCCTAAACGCTTCGACACGCTGTGCAACCATTGTGTAATCTTTGCCGTGGATCCCCATCTTGTTCATGTGTTCCATAGCTGCGTGTAGGTTTTTAATATCCATTATGTTTTTTGCTCCTTTGCTTAATTTTGTGAGAGGTTCTTGGGAGATCTGCCCCTCAATCAGATGCTCAAAACGTAATCTCTCAAGCGGATGCTACTCTTATTGAGAAAACGTATCCCAAGAATTACATTATACTTCTAATCCCCAAAGTTTCTTTGCCTCGGCCACATAGGCTGGCGGTTCTTTCCAATAAATCTGATTAAAATCTGGGTCACACAAACTACACAATTCGTGTGTGCTGTTAGCAGCCCGTAAAAGATTTTCTGTAACTTTATGATGCATGGCAATGTCGCGTATCACTTCTTCCAGGTAGTCTGGTTTGAGTTCTGGCGCATTGTCCTCAGTAAAAATTTTATAGTCGTATGCATTAGCGTAAACTAAGAACGGTGGTTGCCGTCCGTTAAGCGCGTAAAAGCCAGCTACTTGGTAGACATTGTTCATATCAAACATGCCGCTCAGTGAGTTGGGCAGCGATGCTTTATACCATTTTTTTGTTAGCGGATCCTTCGCATTGTGATGCGGTGTAGACCATTTTGTTTTGAGATCCCCACGGCGCCCATAGTCTGGTAATGTGTTGTGGGGTAGTGCGTTACCAGGCAATGTATCGAGGCACTGTATCTCACCAATAAATCTATTATCCTTTTTCATAGCCTCTTGCAGCCCTAGGACTGCGTGTTCAGTTACCTTGGCTATCTCATCGATGTAATGCTCTTTACGCGCTGTATCGTCCTCTCTGACGGTGGCATTCCAATCTTTAGGCTCATACTTACGCATTCTGTCTTGAGCCACATGTATGGCCTCTACAAGCGTCAGTGTCGTTCCAGTTTCATCAGGTATCAAATGGAGATTGCAAGCGTCTTGCACAGATATACCGCCTCGCATAGCAGCACTGCCTCTACCTTTAGTAAACGTGTCTAATATATTTCGTGCTTTTTCGTGATGTTCTATCTGATCAGGATCTTTTAGTTTTTCTCTAGCCCAATACACTTTTGGGCGCACAACAGATTTTTCAAATATATTTTTAGCACGATCTTTAGACCGTGGGTTGCTGTGGTGTTTGTAATTATGTCTTTCCGCCCAATCAGGCGTTTCGATGTGCAACATGTGCGATACCCCCTATCAAATACTGCAATAGTATTAGATAGCATTAGGTAACCACCAAACGCACAAAACGTAAACAGTTTTTAGAAATTATTTTTTACGATTAAATTTCATTGATGTGTATGCCGCACAAATCGGGGCGATGAACAACACTTAAAGTTGGCGTTGCCCATTCAAGATCCAGGTCTGTATATAATTCGTTTGTTTTGCCGTTATGCACAGAGTAAAGACCGCGCGGTTGTGGATAAAGCACTCCAGCCGTAATTTGTATTTTTGACCCTTTTTGACCGTCAAGTTTACAGGTAAATGGTGTTTTGCTTTTTACTACTGCATTATGTTGATAACAGTCTGTATCAATGTACTTATCCACAATCGGATCCATTCGTGTAAATGATATAGCACCATGCCAATCATACCAAAGACCTTGATAGGGTTTTTCTGTTTCCCAAAGCCATGCTGCACGGCCAGACCAGGTGTATGCATCAGCATAAATTTCGTACCTTTGCTTTGCATGCAAAGTGCGTTTAATGGTCTTTTCTCCTATTACACACTTTCCAATTACGGGAATCGGTTTTGCTTCAAACAGCACTTGTTGCACGTTTACACCTAAGATTCGGGCGTAATGTTCTGCATCAACAATGTTCAATTTTACTTTGCCACTTTTAACACGGTGCAAGGTTGCCTGGGTAACGCCTTTCGCGGCTGCTACTTCTGTTACTGTCATGCCAGATTTCTTGATGCAGTTCTGTAAATTGTTAGTCATATTCACCATTGAATCAGTTAAAATATTCATGGCTGTTCTCCCCTTTTTGTCGCTTTCCGTCAAGTAAATCCGATTGTCGCTGCATATGTGTTTTAATGGCTCTATATTGCACTAATTTGATCAGGATTGTACTATATAGAATTAAGTAACTACGATTTGACAAAAAAGTCAAACAGAACGATACTTTTGTGCATGACACTAGAACAATATCGTACACAATTAGGATGGACTTATGCGCGACTAGCAGACGCATTAGGTGCGCCACATGCTACTGTGGCGAGGCGTTGGTGCTTACGTCACGGAGATAAGCAAAAGCTAATACCTAGTCAAAAATATATGGAACGCATTATGCTGCAAACAAACAGCGCCGTAATGCCTAACGACTTCTATGTGCGCCATGACTGAGGATCAATTACAGTATCAAGTTGTTAGTTATTTAGATGTTAGCTTGCCTAATAACTGCGTGTATCATCACAGCCCTAACGAAGGTAAGAGACACATAAATTACATAAACCGTCTAAAGAAACTGGGTACGAAATACGGCTGGCCTGACCTGGAGATTTGTGTACCCGAAGAACACACCACAAGCGGTAATGCTCAAACGTTTTACATAGAGTTAAAAACCAAGCGCGGATCCATGAACGCCAACCAGAAACTAAGGCGCGATGAATTACTTGGCGCTGGGCAGCAGTGGGCGCTGTGCAGATCGGTTAGTGATGTAGAGGCGTTCTTACGGCCACTGATAAAATTGAAAGTTGTAACAAATGAATAAAATAAAATTTAATATAATGTATTTTGCTGCTGTAGTTGTGGCTAATATTGGTTTTACCTATTTGCCGATGATAAGTTTGCCAGGCGGCCAATCATTAGCGCCTATGTCATTTCTCATAGGTTTTGTTTTTGTATTGCGAGATTACGCGCAGCGTGAGCTGGGTCACAAGGTTTTAGGTGTTATGGCTGCTGGTGTTGCGGTCAGTTATTTGTTAGCGGATCCTTTTGTAGCGCTAGCAAGTGCGGTTGCTTTTGCAATATCTGAATTAACAGATTGGCTTGTTTATACATACACAAAGAAATCGATGCGTCAGCGCGTTCTTATTTCATCTGCAATTAGTACGCCCGTGGACAGTTCTGTTTTTATGTTGATGCTTGGCTTTTTCTCATTGCCTGGCTTGCTGATAATGACAGCAAGTAAAATGGTAGGCGCTCTAGCCGTTTGGTATTGGGCTGGGCGCAAGTGATGTACTTATCAGGTAGAAAAGTGACATGCACTGAGAACTTAGGTGTAATGCTTAGTTACAATGCAAACCATACAACAAAGCATGGTCATACACTTTTCGCGGCTGATAACGGTTGTTTTGTACAAGGTGAAAAATATACAGATAGTGGGTTTTTGCAGTGGCTAGCTACATTAGATAAAACTTTTTGTTTGTTCGCTGTTGCGCCTGATGTAGTGGGAGATGCAGCAGCAACAAGAGATCGCGCATATCCAATGTTGCCTAAAATTCGTGAGTTAGGTTTTAAAGCTGCATATGTTTGCCAGGATGGTGAAACGCCAGACCAAATTTTATGGGATGAATTAGACGCAATTTTTATTGGTGGCAGCACTGAATGGAAACTAAGCCAAGCAGCAGCTGATATTGCAACTCATGCAAAAAAGAAAAACAAATGGGTTCACATGGGTAGGGTGAATTCTTACAAGCGATTGCGTTACGCAGAAGCAATAGGTTGCGATAGTTGTGACGGAACATACTTGGCGTTTGCACCAGATAAAAATAAACTAAAATTACTAGGCTGGTTACAATCTATTTCAGATGAGCCTCTGCTGGATTTGGTGTCTTGAATGACCAGATCCTCATTCAATGCAAGCACTGCGGTGGTCGCGGTCAAAGATCGATGCCGTTCTATGTCGAATGGCCAGTTGAGTTTAGCTACGGCGATGGCCTGGAAGAGTATGTCGAGTGTCCAGTGTGCAGCGGCACGGGTAAAGTACCGCTTATTCTCGATGAGATACTAAGCGAGGATCAATGAGTACACACAGCCTTAAAGCCAAGCGCAGACATCCAGACACTAAACGTGAGCGCATCACAGTTGGTCATATTACGTTTGAGTTGTCATCCAGGGATAAGACATTTGCTCTGGTTGCTGGTGACGCTGTGCAAGCCAAAGACAGAAGACCATTATTCACGGGGTTTATCGAGCCACAAATGGAAAAAGAACTACGCAGAGTAGCATTCCGTATGAAGACAATCTTGGGAGATAATGATGAAACCTAAATTAGAAGAATATGCAGAGGCGCAAACTCACAAAATTGAGACAGATATACCAATACCAACATACACGGGTTACTGGAATGAATTGGCTATGCGAATGAAGCCTGGTGATAGCGTTTTAGTAAAAGATGACAAAGAGGCTAAAATATTAAAACAGGCAATTCGTTTAGTATGGTCACATATCAAAACAAGTGAAGATACTTTCGAGGCATGGAAACGCAGAACTAAATCAATGAAAGCGAATGCTGAAGGCGAGTATCGTGTCTGGAGAGTTATTTGATGGACAGTGAAGTAGCAGAGATTTTACGTTTGTGTCGTGGTCTTGATGACAACGATTGGGATCAGGTTATGAGCGCTTTGGATGAAATGGAGAAACAAAAAGTAAAAAAAGTTTCGCCGCCACAGCATCAGAAAGCATAGCATGGGTCAGCACAGCAATGTTGATAAAATAGGGGATTGACTGATTTTGAATCATGGTTTTAAAATCGGCTGTGCCGTTTAAACATGCATATGATAAGCGCTAAGAACAGCACAATTCTAAGCGCGTTTGAAAGAGCAAATAAAAGGCTCTTTCGATAAGCGCAATGCTTAACATAGTAACATCTTTTTTTTTCTTTGGGATAATTCTCTGTGGATAAACCAGATGTTGATCAGCTAAACACTCTTTTCTTCGAAGCAGCAGAAACAGAGCGCAAACTACCAGCAGCAATTCGTAAGCAGAAGATGTCAGGATGGCCAGACTATCCTCAAAGCTGGAAAGCATACGGCTACAATGAATTCCAGGTAAGATTACCAAAAGCTACACCACAGCAGGTAGACAACTTTGATCGTGCATTAGTTCTAGGCATAAAGCATATGGATGCAGATGATAGACGCCTGGTCTGGGCAGTAGCACACAGCGCAGCCTTTCGAGAGCGTGGTGCGAAGTGGCATCAAATAGCGAGAATGCAAGGTCTACGCGATGGTAGACAGATTAAGCGAAGGTACATGGATGCACTCATTCGTTGCTATTACGATATG